GCAGCATTCCACTTTGCTTTATTCTTCATAAAGACTAGAACAGATTTCTTCCAAGCAGTAGTTTTTCGCTTAGGATTTTTTTCTGGACCTTTAACTTGCTTCTTTGGTTTGATTTCTATTATGTATTTCTGTTTCTTAGCAGTTTTGATATAGAAGTCTGGATAATACCTATGAACTCTACCATCAGTAGGACAACGGTAAGGAATGATTACTTCCTCACTTCCCCACTCAAGAATTGAGTCTGTAGAATCACAGAAGTGCATAAATTTTTTCTCCCAATTTGATCTGTATATGATCTTTGTTGGGTTTCCTTTATACTTCTTAGGATTCTTTGGTTTATACTTACCTGAATAAGCCATCCTAAATAAAATGGATACACTTAGATATTTAGAGTGCCTAATACCTCAATACCAAAATATGTTCAGGATATCGCTAAGAAAGGCGGTATGGCGATGTCCAATGGATTCGCCGTAAAGTTTGATATCAATGGTACATTGAAGAAGTACATTGATAGTGTTGTAACCAATGCTGATATATACGAAGGATTTTGTGATGAAGCTCAATTACCACCTTCACAAGCAGCTACTGGACAGTTACAAGGGAGACTTCTAGGAGAAGGATCCATATCATATGCTCACACTAAGCTTTACACTGATGTTCAATTAGGATGGATGTGTGATGCTAACATGGAACCATTTAAGTTTGTTAATGCTTGGTGGCAGTATATATTTGCTGAGTTTCAACCTGCTGCTGGAGAAGGCGATGCTGTTGATAAGGATGGATATGCACCAGGAACTACTGGTGCTAGTTTCGGTAAAATAATGAGTACCGATTGGAAAAAGAAGTCTAGAACTACTAGGGTTAGATATCCAGATGACTACACTTGCACTATTAGGATAGCAAAGGTAGAAAGAGGGTTTGATTCAGCAATTGAAAGGGTTTCTGAAGTTCATGTGCTTCAAGATGCTTATCCATATACTGTTGAGTCTATACCATTATCATTTGGTGCTTCTCAAATAACTAAAGCTACAGCAACATTCCATTATACTAAGCATCATGTGGTGTATAATGATATTTCTGATTGGGGTTGGAATAATGTGACTTCATCTAAAGATTCTGATGATCCTGAATTTGGTTTATTTGGTCTTACCACAGAAAACGGAATATCAAGGGGTCAATAACGCTACTAAATAAAAGAAAACTACATTATGGCTTTACCAAAGGTTGTTGCTCCTACCTATGAGCTCGAATTGCCGTCAAACGGAAAAAAGATTAAATACCGTCCATTTCTTGTTAAAGAAGAGAAAGTCCTTCTTATTGCAATGGACTCAGGAGATGAAAAGCAGATAACACAAGCAACTGTTGATGTAATTAAATCTTGTGTTTCATCTCGTATAAAAATTGAAGATTTACCTAGTTTTGATCTGGAGTATGTATTCCTTAAAATTCGTGCTGCTTCCGTAGGAGAAGAGATCACAGTCAATGTGGTGTGTCTGGATGATAATAAAACTAAAGTATCACATACTATCAACATTAATGATGTTGAGGTCTTTAAACCAAAAGGTCATACTGATAAGATTATGATCAATAAAAATGTAGGTATTATTATGAAGTACCCTAAGTTGGATCATTTCATTGAATTTGGGGTTAGAGGTGAGACTGATATGGATGGTTTGGACATTATTGTTGGATGTATAGATCAGATTTTTGAGGGTGAAGATGTTACTGAAGCTTCTGAGTGTACACCAAAAGAACTTCAGGAATTTATCGAGAGTCTTACTCAAAGGCAATTCAATAAAGTCGCTAAATTTTTTGAGACAATGCCTAAACTTCAACATAAGTTTGATGTTATTAATCCTAATACTAAGAAGTCGTCTACATATACCTTAGAGGGGCTGCAGAGTTTTTTCGCATAGCACTCTTCCATACTAATTTGGAGGAGTATTATCAAACTAACTTCGCTCTAATGCAGCACCATAAATATAGTTTGACAGAACTAGACAATATGATGCCTTGGGAGAGAGTAGTGTATCTTGCACTCCTTACCCAATATCTTGAGGAACTTAAACAAAAGCAAGCACAACGATAATGGCTTCAGGAACCCAAGGATATTCAAATACTTCGACAGATAAGAGTCTTTCTGATACTCTTATTTCTGAGTACAAGAAGCTGCGAAAGAGATCTAAGTCTGGTGGTAGTGATAATCCTATAGATCCTGCAAATCTTAAATTCGTTCAGGACTCTGTTCAAGCTGTAGATGATTTTATAGTAAGTGGTATTAGTGGTATAACATCCATGTTTTCTACTAGTGTTAGTCCACTAGACCCAGTTAATTTGGATGATGGTACTGCAATTGATATTACTTCTGAAGTAGTTAACGAGAATAAAAAGCAGACTGCTTTATTGGAAGCACAAAATACTTTATTTGGTAAGTTTATTGAGATTAAGAGAGATCAGATAGCAGATTCTAAGAGATTGAGACAAGAAAATAGGATGGAAGATGAGGAATTTCTGTCTGGAACTCAGGGATTTGAAACTGGGATAGAGAAGAAACAAGGTGATGGTATCATAAGTAAGCTTTCTGATCTCGTACAAATTGTAGGTGGCGGTGTTGTTGCTTTTAATGCATTACCTTTAGCTTTTAAGACATCAGTTGCATCTTTAATACCTAAGATGTCTGGTTTATTTAAGGGATTAAAGTTAGGTGGTGCTGTAAAAAATACTAAGAACTTTTTTAGTAATATGTTCAGAAACAAAAATGTTTCTGCTAAAGATTCTATAGTCAATCAAAAGGGACAGACTGTAACTCCTCGTACAAACTTAAACAATTTAACAAAGATCAACGAAGTTGGCGATAATATATCAAAGAACATAAAAAATAAAAATCTACAATTAAAAGAATCTGTTCTTCAGAGTGCAGATGAAGTAATTAATACTCCTAATACCGCAAAGGTACTCGAAGAAGTTATTCCTCAAGGTAGTTCTTTCAATGCAAACTTATCAAATAATATAAAATCTGCAAATACAAACTTAGGTACAGGTATTGTAGATGATGTAGTAACTGCAGGTGCAGGTACTGCAGATGAAGCTGCTGGTAACATTGTTAATCAAATAACTTCTAAACCTACTGTTAAACCTAAGTTTAATATTAAGACCTTCCTTAACCCTAGGACAATTAATTGGAAGAGTATGTTTAAAGGTGGTGTTGTTGGTATAGTTACTGGATTGATTACTGGAAAGATTCATGAGGCATTAAACGAATGGGATGCTTCTTCCGTAGCAAATGGTATATCAAGACAAGATATCGATACACAAAAAGCACAGATTTTAAAATTAGAAGAAGAGATTCTCAAAGAAAAAGATTGGAAGAAGAATCCTCTATTCAGATTACAGCAACTTCAGGGAATACTTGAGGCTGTTGTTAGTATGGGTGGTAAGTCTCCACTTAGAATTGGCGATCAGAAAATAAAATTTAATGAAATGATTCTTCAGAAATTGAAGGATAAAGGCATTGATATTAATAGTACTACCGTAGATGGTGGTGTAACAAATAATAACGAAGAAATTAATAATACGGAGGTTAATGGAGATGAAAACTTTAGTTCTAATTCTAATGCTTTTTCAACAGAGAACATTCTGGGTAGTCAAGGAGTAGAAGTAGCATCAACAGATTTGACTGGAGTTTTAGGTAATACTAATAACGTCTCTAAAGTAAATGGACAGAACTTCTTCCAGACAAGTAATAAGACTAGCACTGGAACCTTAAAAGGTCTAACTGCGGATGACTATAAACACTTAGCATTTGCTATTAGTGGCGAGGCTTCTCAAGGTACTGATGATATCTATGGTGTTGCTGCTTCTATTCTTAATAGGAAAGCAAGAGGTGATGGTACTATAGAAGAAATTATCTCAGCACCTGGACAATATGAAGCATTTGAGAAGGGAACTATGGTTGATAGTCCTGAGATTGCAGCTCTATTGCAAAGTAAAGAAGGACAAGCAAAGCTTATGGAAGCACTTAAAGTTTTACAAGGTAGAACTGATTTCAAAGGACAGTCTCAATTGAGTAATAGAGTTCCAGAAGAAGATCCTATGTTTGATCCAACTGGTAATTTCTTCCATCATTCATGGCAAACTACTGGTGATTCTGTAAAACCAGATGGATGGGAACCAGCTAATTGGATGCAGTATATGCCTAATGAGTTTGAAGGAGCACAGGGATTGAGTAATAAGTTATCTACATCTGTTGCTGCCCTTAGCAATGATACATCAAATAGTCCTCAGTTTATTGTTATACCATCTCAACAACAAGTTGCTAGTACTGGAGGAAATGAGCAAGGCACAACCTTATCTACTTCTTCTCAACCTATTGATAATAGACTGCTTGACCTGTATAAATTTAATAGCTTCCAAAGGCTTAATGCATAATGAAGAATAGTAATAGTGCTTTTTCATATGTTCTAACAAAGTTAGACCTTATAGATGCAGTTTCTAAGAAACCTTGGAACTTGATGCCTGGTGTTCAGTCTATAACATACTTTGAATCTATCACTGATCCATATGTGAGTGCTAATATCAGAGTATTAGATTCTGGTAAGTCTGTAATTAATCAAATAGTTGGTGGTGAAGATGTAGAAATGAGTATTGCTGGACCTGATGAGATAGAATATCATTATATTATGAAAGTATATACTATCAATGATAGATCTATCTCCAATAAAATACAGACATATAATATTGGATTGATATCAGCAGAAGCTCTTACTAATGAATCTTTGAAGATTTCTAAGACTTTAACAGGTCGTCCTGACATTATAGCGAAAAAGATCTTAGAAGATGAAAAAATTATTGCTACAGAGAAAGATTTCTTTGGAACTCCTTGTCAGAATAATACAAAAATACATCCTAATGGTAAGTCACCCTTTTCTGTGATATCTTCTCTTTGTAATGGTTCTATCTCTGCTGCTAATTCTAATGTAGATAGCGGTAATAGTTCTTCTACTACAAATAAGGATAAATCAATTGGTGGTAGTGCTGGATATGTGTTCTTTGAGAATCGTAGGGGATATCATTTTAAATCAATTGATGCTCTCTGTGATGTTAAAGGAACCTTTGGTGGTAATAAGAACATAAAAACATTTACAGATGAACCACGTGAACAAGAGGGTTCAGGTGAAGATAGTATCATAAATGTTAATTTTGAGAGTGAGATAAATCTAATTCATGCATTGCGTCTAGGAACATATTCATCACAACTGCAAACTTATGATATATCTTCTGGTAAGTTTGAAGTATATAATTATAAGTTACATGAGCAATGGGATAATCAAGCTCACTTGGGATCTCAAGATAAGCTGAATCCCATGCAACAAAAACTATCAGAACATCCAACAAGGATCTTATCAACTATAGTTGATCATGAGAAAAATTACATGGGTATAAACACAGCAGACCCAGATGATCCTGATTATAAGAATGATAACAATCACTGGGATTATAGTAAGCACAGTATAGTACAAAATATTTCTCGTAATTTCATGCTAAATACACAAGGGTTACGTATTGATATTCCAGGAAATCTCGATTTATGTGTTGGGGATGTTATCAACGTAATATTACCTTCGTCAGTCTCTGAAGATCTGAAATTGGATAATAGAATAGATGAATCTAACAGTGGATTTTATCTTATTAGCAAATTATCTCGATTCTTTGATCAAAGAACACAAGAGGTAACTACTGTGTTAAAATTAAACAGAGATTCTTTTGGTATTCAACAAACGGAGTAAAAACTATGAAAAGTATAGAAGACCACATTAAAAAAGATAAAGAGATCGTTGATGATCCAACAGCAAACCCTGCTGCTCGCAGACATGCTAAGGAGGAGTTACATGACCTCATAGAATATGAAGAGCATCATCATGACGAGATCGTAGCAGGAGACCACCACGATCCAAATGCACTTGAGTTGTTTTGTGACCAACATCCAGATGAGCCTGAGTGTTTAGTATACGATGATTGAGGTATAACCTATGGATCCTTCCCTTCAATCTTCAATGCCTCTCCATAGAATTGGAGAAGATGGTACTACTTGGTGGATTGGTCAAGTAGAACAGATTGATACTGTTAAAGCGTCTAATCGTTTTAAGGTGAGGATCCTTGGTGTTCATACTCATGAATGTGAAAATGTAAAAACTGAAGATCTACCTTGGGCACATGCTACTCTACCTCTTACTACACCATATGGTGTTGGTGGTAGAAAGGGTGCTACTGTTAACTTAGAACCTGCTGATTGGGTATTTGGTGTTTGGACTGATATTGATAAGCAAAAACCTATAATATTAGCATCATTAGGTCAGACACCAAATGCTGCATCAACAGCACCAGAGACATTAAAGTCTGAAGATGGAACATGTTTAGCATTCCAATCTAAAAGGCATCCAGATACTAATCCTTACACACATCTAGCAGTTAACTATGCTGAGAATAATAAGAATATAGCTTCTGGTCAAGTTGCTGGTGGAGATCCAGGCACATATGCTGCTGCTGATCTTATGCATCAGAAGGAGAACTCACCTGTAAATCCATTTGGTTCTAATGTTACCGTTGCTATAGCACAGGCAGAGTGTGGTGGAGAGACTAAATCAGAGATTAAGTACATCATGGGTGAACTGTTTAGAATGGTTCAGGATAGTGGTGGTAATATAGGTGATTATTTAATTAATAAGGTTAATGGAGAGCTTGTTGGTTATGCTAACAAAGCAAAGGGATATATTAATAAAATTCTTAGAGTTATTAAAGCTGCTCTAGCAAGGATTCGTGGTGAGATAATTGCTGCACTTAGGAAGGGTGTTGAAGCTCTTGTTAAGATGATAACATCACCATTTAAGGGTATCATGGAGTCTGTGCAGATGTGGTTACAGGCCATGCTTGCTAAGATTGGATGCTCTATAGAGGATATATTTGAAAGATTGATCGACTTTGTTACTAAGTTGGTTTTTAACTATTTGATGAAAGTATTCAGATCAGCAACATGTCAGATTGATATCTTTGTTAATTCTATTCTTAACAAGATCATGTCTTTTGTTAATAGATTACTTAACAGTGTACTTGGTCCTCTGCAGTCGATTCTTAAAATAGCAGGGAATGCACTGAACATTGTTGGTGGTGCTATGTTTAAGATTATGTCTATACTTGGTATCTCTTGTGGTGGTATGGATTCTAAGTGTGGTGATGAGAATACATATTCCACTAGACCTAAGAAGAAAGACAAGAGTGATAGTTTAGATGATCTAATTGAAGCACTAGAGAATGGACCACTTGATTATGGTCAGAGTGTTTGTGACGATGCTAGGACTTTTGCTCCACCTGATGTAACTGGTGGTATCATATTTGGTGGTACTCCTAAGATTACTCCTGGTGGTGGTAAGAATGAATTGATATATGGTGGATCATCTGATCCTAATACAGGTGCAGGTACATTACCACCTGGTGATAGTGATCCTAGAACAACCGAAAGAAAAGTTGAGTATGAGATCTTTGATGCTAATGTTATTGAAGGATCTAAAGCAGAGGTTGTTGTAAAAAGGACTGGTTATAGTCAAGCTTCTAGTTCTATTGCTTTTAAATCAGCAGATGGTACTGCTACGGAAGGTGTCGATTATGAAAAAGTAGATGGTATTCTTGGATTTGGTCCTAATCAGTTGCAAAGAACTATTACTATACAGACATACCTAGATTCTGAAAATGATACACCAGAAGATTTTACTATATCAATAGATTATGCTACTGGTGTAGGAGAAGCAGAGTTTATAAATCAGAAAGCTACAGTTACCATAGGTTTAGCACCAGAACCAGAACCAGATGATCCTGATCCATATGTACCTACTATTATAGGACCAGGAACTAGACCTGTTGTGATCACACCTATCATTGGTGGTGAAACAGATCCAGAGAATCCTACTATACCATATACAGATCCACCTATAGAACTTATTGATACTGAGGTAAGTATTGCTATTACTTCTGATAAGCTTGAGTACAAGGAAGGAGAGTTTGTAACATATACTATATCAAGTGCTGGTATTCCTAATGGAACTGTATTAGGATGGACATTATTTGGTCCTAATATAACCAAGGAAGATATTGTTGGTGGTAACTTCTTTGGAACATTTGAAATTTATGATAACAAAGCTATTATCATTGTTGGTATTGCAGCAGATAGTAGTATTGAAGATAGAGAGTTACTTACTATGAGTATTAATGGTACTGGTGCTAGAGCTCATGTACATATATTAGCACAGGAAGCAAAATTCACATCACCTAAGAAAGATCCTGAAGAAGATCCAGGATTTAGACCACCTACACTTTCCGAACCTATTGTAGATCCAGGTGGTAAAATTATTGAGATTCCTATAGATGATCCAGGTGATCCATATATACTCCCACCTTCTATAGCGATTACTGGACAAGGATTTGGTGCTATTGGTGTTCCTTTATTGGATACCGATGGTCGTGTTACTGAGATCAGAATAACACAGAGGGGAACTAACTATGTTCCTTTCCAACCAACAACAGTATCATGTGTTGTAGATTCTATAACTCTTATAAGACCAGGTACAGGATATACCAGTGTTCCTACTGTTTATGTTGATGGAGTATCTACACTTGCTGTTGCTAAAATTAATGATAAAGGATTTGTTGTTGGTTTTGAGGTGCTAGATAGAACAACAGTATATGATACACCACCAACCATCGAGATTATAGGTGGAAATGGGTATGGTGCTAAAGCATTAGCAAGCATGAGTTGTCTTGACAGTGATACAAGAGATACGCTAGGATATGCTAAGATTGGTACTGGTAGATATGTGGATTGTCCGTCATGAGTGAAACATCAGGAGCAGTAGAACAGTACAGTAAGGACGTACAAAAACAGGAGTTACCTGATGGTAGTGGTGGTAAGTATACAGTACCACCAGATACTGCACCATCATCTGCTACTAATCCAGCATTAATGGGTAAGACCAGACTCCTTGGTACTAAGGAGATGAGACACCTTAATGATGAGAACAGAGCAACATATCTTCTAGCAACTGATAATGGTCAGTCCATATACATGGATGAGACTGGTAATATTTTTATAGGATCTGCTAAGGTAGGTGAGGATGAACAGAATGGTCAGATTATAGTAAGATCACAGGGAGATTTGGTAGTTAAGGTAGGTGGTAGACTTCTATTAGAGATAGAGAATTTATTAGATGAGGAGAAACCATTATCATTTAAGGTAGGTGGAAAGGTTAATATAGAATCAACAGGTAGTGATGTTAACATACATGGTAAAAATCTTACAGTAAGTGCTGATACTGACCTAACTTTAAAAGGCGAAAAGGTTATGATTCAAGCAGGTAAAGGTGCAGGTAATTGTGAGATTACTTGTGGTGAATTTGCTATGGATAATACTCTAGCAAACATCTCATCATCTGGACCTTGGAAGCATAAGTTAGAAAGTAACTATGAGATGGTGATGAAACATCCAAAGGGTATAGTATCTTTTGACTCTATGGGTGCATTCAGTGTGAAATCATTAGATTCAACGAAACTTGAAGTTGGTGGTAGACTTGGGATTGATGTTGGTGGTGTTGCTAAACTGCCTGTTGTTCCTGGTCCAGAATCATTTAAGTTAACAGCAAAGACAGGTGATGCTAAGATGGACATTACTGCTGGAAAGATGGATCTAACTGTGGGTAAAAACTTCACAGAGATCATAGGTGGTAATAACACTCAAACTATTACTGGTAATCATATCTTTACTCAGTCTGGTGCTACTGCTAAGGAGACCTTTAGTGGTGATTTGATGACTACAGTTACTAAGGACTGGACTCAAATGATTACTGCTAATACAATAATAGATTCAAAGGGTACACTCAATGTTATGGGTACAGGTGCTACTCAATTGAGTAGTCAGTCTACTTTAAACTTAACATCTACAGGTGCGATGACTCTATTCTCATCTGGTATCATCAACATCAACGCATAACATGGAAGACGAAGAACTGCTTGATGATTTAAAAGAACGGATAAAAGAAGGTCCGATTATCTTCACACCTGATGAGGATTGGTTAGAGAAGCTTAACACAGAAGAATAAAGTTTGGTAATGTGTGGGGTTGTATGCTATAATATAACCATATATACCAAGACGTAAGCTTCGACTTCATGAAGAAATTATTTTTACTAGCAACAGCACCATTATTAGTAGGATGCGATCCTTCAGGTGGTATGGGATCTATTAACTGGAGTAATCCAGGAACACCAGGTGTATATTCTTGTGAGTATGCAGAAGGTGGAGCAGGTGCTCAAGCTTGGTGTGACACAGGTGAGCACCCTAACCTATGTGATTGTTAAGAAACTGGCACAAGCCCCCTTGACCC